GGCTTTGGCTAAGAACAAGGCTGCGAGGGAAAAGAGGACACCTCAAAACGTAAGGAACGCCATGAAGTTTGTTGGAGGAACCAAAAAGATAAACAACTACGTGAACGGCCTATCAAATGAGGAACGCAATATGCTCAAAAAGAAGATTTGTCAACCTTAAAAACCCTCTTCGTACCTTCGTCAACTTCAGAGAGTACCTTAAACTTTGAAGTCTTGACGAGTTTTTCACCACTCTTCGTCACGAATGATTTCATCCGTTCAACTTCACCACGGGGCATTTTCCTGGTGTACTTGAGTGTCACATTTTTATTTCCAACGGTCAGTACAGTTGAGGACATTTTTAATATTTACCTATAATAAAATATGCAGCGCTCAACAATTGTAATTGGTGTAGTAATTATTCTCACTGTGTTCTTAATTTACAGGAACAGAACCAGGGCCTCAGTGACTGGTAAAAAGTGGACCGTTTACGGTACTATGAACTGCGGTTGGACACGAAAACAGTTGGATTATATGAAGAAGAATGGGAAGCCTCACACATTTGTGGATTGTGAGAAAGAGGGGTGTGACGGTATGAATGCTTTCCCACTCATCAAGGATCCCAATGGTAAAGCGATTGTTGGATACACTGAGATGTAAACATTTATTATTCAAGAGTTGATTGTATCAACTTATCAATAATGAAATAGTATGTCTAAATATTTAGATGCCACGCACGATCTGGAGGGAGAGGGCGAGGATGAATGCATCCAAAAGGGTGTTAATGGGCTTAAGAATGCTGATGTGCTTTACGAGGGAGCGGTTCCACACAACGCGGAGAAGGAAAGTGCTAATGAGAATGGACAGTACAAACACGAGAAACTCTGTGATCGCTTCAGAGCGAGTCTTGGCCTTGGTTACTTCTTGAATCATTTATTACAAGTGGATATTTTTTTCTGTATCAACTATAAATGAAGGTACTTCCTCTGAGTGGTTCAGAAAGTAAATTCACCAATCGGAGGTGGGGTTCCCAGAAAGGTATAGGAAATAACAACTGTTATGCCTACGCCGTGGGTGACTATGAAGCCTATAGGTGGCAAAAGTCTATCCCTGGTGATAGGTCTGGACTCTCAAATGGAAATCATTCATATACACATTGTACAGGTCTTCCAAAGCGTGTTGTTTCGGATAATCCCAAACTGGTATACAGTGTGGGAGCTGATGAGAAATGTAAAAAGGGATACTACAAAGTTATGATGTTCGTCTCTCCTGGGCGTCCATCGAACTATATCCGTCAAGGGGATTTTCACTTCTACAAACAACATGGAGTTGTTGAATACAAAATCAAACCTGGAGATACAGTAGCATCTACAGCCAAGTTTTTCAAGGTTCCAGAATCTAGGATAAAGAGAGCTGGTCCATTTAGGGTTGGCAAGCGTATCATATTCAAAGCGAATGTGTTCAGTCACAAGCGTGGGTGGGCGACAGGTCCACTTCTGACTGATGCAAAAGGTAAGGCTATCATGGATCCTCGTAAGGCTTCCAGAGACTATCCCGGATTGAATTATGAGAGATATTGTAGTTCATTCTGCGTCAAGAACCGAGGAATCAAAGTCGGTAAGACTCACCCCAAGGTCTGAAAGAATGCTATCTAGATCGGGTTGATTTTCTACATCAAAGGTAATGTCGAAGAGATCTAGTACATCAAATGTCGATTCTTCGTTCAAGGACACAGAGTTTGCTGTCGCTGTGTAATTGTTTTGAATCGTAACTACAATTTTAAATTGTGAAGCGTCAAAAACTTTTCTACAAGTGGGGCATGTATTCTTACCTTGTTCTTTCCATTTTTCTAGACAGTGGGAATGAAACACATGTCCACAACGAATCGGAGGATTTGTCCTCGTCGATTTGACTTCATTGAGACATATGGCACATGTCGACATTCTAGAATACGGGTTTAAAGTTTTTTTCGTGATTTCTCTCACCTAATAAATATCGGGCATCTTGAGAAGAGGTTTATCACATTTGTTGCAGTTCCCCTTACCCTGCTGATCCTGTACATTGGAGAGAAGACTGGGACCTTGGGACTGAAGTAACTTGCGGTACGAGTAGTTGTCCTCGAAAGTGATACCATTTTGCTTCATCATGTAGTTGTTGAGAAGTTGAGCGGAAGTGTTTATGGTGAAACACCTGCCATCGGCCATACCAAGTCGCTGAGACATTTTGTTATTATTACATCAGAAATTAATTTGTCTATTGTCGATCGTCTGCATCCAAGATTGAAATCCTTTTTCTCTGAGTTTTTCAATCATTGGATCACACTTGTATCCTAAAAATATATCAAAGACATCAGTCTCCTCAGTTTTCGATACTCTGATGTCAGGTCTCTCATTTATATGATGGTTGATGATGTTATACGCAAATGCGATTTCTTTCAGGGTTTCCGCTCCTGTGATGATAATTTTACCTGTACTAAAGATACTACAAGTAATCTCCTTCATGTCTTGTGCAGGTTTGAACTTGATCTTGACTGCCGAATATCGATCAGGTTCGAAAGAAACTTTAAAGATGTCTTGGTACTCCTCAAACCAGTCAGCCACTTTCATAAGGTTGATGTTGTAGTTGAGGCTGAAGTTGGAGTTGATCATCACCACACGGAAAGCGTCGGTTGATACATTGATATCGATCCCCAAAAACATCTTGAAGATGTAAATGAGTTGTGTGATGATACGCTTACAGTCAAAGAGATCGCAACACCCTGCGACTTGAATACTTCCATTCGGAAACACTTTGACCGATTTGGTACTGTAACTGTCATGATAGGTGAGTGTTACTTGATTATAGAAGGTTGTAGGCTTCAATTTCCATTCGAATCCATCTGTGTTAGTCCCACTACGCTTGAGACGATACGACCCAACTCGTTCGAATGTTTCTCGAAGTCTTTTAATATCAATCGTCTGAATAAAGCTTGACACCATTGTGATTGTGGTAATTTTGACCCACGAAGGACGGGTCTCGTCGGGTAAGTTTTTTCGCATCTCATCTAGTGTGAGGAGATATGAAAAACTATTATTTGCGATAGTCGAATACATTTTTGGACATACTTTTCAGAATATGGATGGTTCACTTAGGTGTTTAAAGAATTTATTCGTTCTTTAAATACATGTCTTCATTTTTGAAATCTGCCAAAGCAGTTCATGACGTTGAGTCTGATCTGGCTTACATAGAAATCTATTATGACAAGTACACAAAGACTAAGGGATACAAAGCATTCACAGACTACATCAACGCAGAACCCCTTGGGGACTGGTCACAAATTCGGAGTGAACAGAGGGACATTCGTTATGACAAGTTTCTCGAAACGATGGTGACAAACACTCTCGAAGTTCAGCAGCGTCTCGCGGAGCTTGCACTCGAAAATGTACTCATCTACGACCAGGATGATCGCACATATGTACGCCTTGCACATACCGTTAAAATTCTTGATCCAACATTCCAACCACCCCGTGTAAATATGGAGAGTGCTTGGCAAATGGAGTTTATTAAGAAGTTTTGCAAGAAAACGCTACCTGAGGTTATTCAGGAGTGTACGAACACTTCACGTCTCACACATTTCTTCAATATCTTATGTGTATTACAGCTAGCATGACCAAAAAGATGACCAAAAAGAGCCCAATGTAAGACATTTTAGACTTATTGGAAATGCCAACCTTGAGACGTTTCTTCTCTTTGCAAGTGAAGCCTGTGTCGATGTTGCGTTGAGGATGAACCCCCTTTAAAATAATACAAGGTTCAGTCTCATCCTTGCAAGCATTGGTCTCACAAAATACACTCTTCCTATCGGCTGGAAGTCCAGTCCCCTTGTTTACTTCCTGAAAATCACTAAAATCACTCGTCTGTCGAACGCCACCTGGAAGAGAGAAATCGTGTTGGACAAATGGATTGACATCATCGATGGCATACTCGTCGTCGAGCATATATTCACTCATCGTTGTTAATACTACTTCAGATTATATTTTTTGTCGTGCATTTTGTACCGATGTTCCTCCCACATCTTGTCTAAGTCAACATTTAACATATGTGCCAACTGAAAGAGATAACTGAACA